ATGTATAATCAATTCCTTTGGTATTTTCACTATTTTTTTATTATCTCTAATACGTCCATCGGCGCGAACCCCCCTTTCATTTCCACTCGTATTACAAATTGTGATGTTTGTTAGATATCCCTCATTTGATCTTATCCATGATAACAACTCATTAAATTCATTTTGGTTTATTGCCATGTTATTATGTATATATATTTATAATTATTTATTATTTTATAATGATAATATATAATGCCAAATCGTGGAATAATGCGTGCAAAACAACGGCTCGCTGGCTCTTTAGGTCAGGGAAGCAGATTTTATTATCTTGCGGGGAGGTCTTTTGCAAAGGTCGCTGGATCACAGGGGTTCGGAAAAACCAACCCGTCCATCGGTAGTATGAAATCCCTGGGAGTGATGAAACAAAATAGGAATGCTGGCGGTAATAACGTATGCAAAGAGAGTGTTATACCCGAGTATTATTATACTCAGAAAATCCAACTGACAACATCTCTTGAAGCACCATTGCCGATTGGGTCTCTAATTTATATTGCCAACACACGGATTCCCTTAGGCGAAGTAATCCAAGATCCTGGCCCTGAACCCAGCTTAGGAATAAAACATGCTGACCCTCGTAATTTATTACCAGCGGGTCCTTTCCCTTCTCCTCTCAGGGTCAACATTGTACCACCCGGTCCCTTTTCAGGACGACCGGGAGTAGCTGGAACAATTACATTAGCAGCTGCCCCAGTTAGACACGTCAACCTTGTTAAAAGTAATTGCAATTGTAATGGACCCAGAGGATACTGTTCTAATTGCAGTGGGAGAGAAAACCCATTGTTTGCCATTACAGGAGGTAGTACATACTCGAGTACGACAGGATTCACTCTGCTATCACATTAATTTCTTATAATATCAGATATTGCCCCGAAGATTATCCAACCGTTTGGTTAATAAAGCATTTGTGGTATATGATAAATTCAAAAATAATTGTTTGTTTAATTCTTCTAATCTATCAGATACAGCATCTAATGAACAAAGTTCTTTAATATTGTCAACACTGTTTTCTATTTTTGGAATTAAGGTATTGACATTATTTACTAATAAACGCAGGTCGGCTACCAAATTTCTAATATACGACCAGTGAAATAAGGTATATATAAAAGTTATTACTATTATTAAACATGTTATAGTTGATGTGGTCGCAGTTAGATATTGCAAACAGGTTTTATCGCATTTTTTATGTCGTCTCATATCCATTAATTAAAAATATTACGAATGGTTTATATATATTTTATTAATTCTTACTTGACATCAAGCGAAGAAGCTTTCAATAGATCTTTGTCCCTGCTTCCTATTATTAGCCAGCCTTAATGCATCATCAAATATAATTTTTTTCACTGCCGCGGTTCTCAACTTGTCTTCCTCGCGTTCCATCCTGTTAGGATCATCCGACCATTTGCGTTTCAATGTTTTAACTTGTCGGCGGAATCTTGCTAGTGAAGGTTTAAACTGTGGTATTTGTTCCAATACGAGCGCGAATATCTGAGCTAAGGGTTTCATTATTTGATTTGTTATATAGAATGGATAATCCGGAACCAATCCGTGTTTTTTCATATAAGTAGGATTCTCAATCTTATCGCCTTGCAATTTAACCTTTTGTTTTGTCTGAAAATAGACAAAGGGAATTCTGGAACCTACTGCAGGTTTATTACCAGGATCACGTTTGCCCATGCGATCAGCTAAAACTCTATGAGCAATGGACTGGGGGTTTTTATACCAACCGCGTAGCGATTTTGTGATAACTAGTTTATCTAAATCTATTTTACCATCTACAATATTTTGTAAGAATTTTTTTGTAAATTCAATAGCAGCGCCAATATTCCCATCTTTCATTAATATATCAATGTTCCCTCCATAAATATCTTTAACTACATCAGCATTATCACGGCGCTTTAAAACAATTCCCATAGATTTTCTTTTACCCTTATTAGGATTTTTCTCGTATAGCATTCCAACATACCTCTTTTTGGATAAAAGTAGGAAGGGTGCGAAGGTCTTTTCATACTCAAAATCGTGCGGGTGTTTCAAGAATTTACTAGCTAACTCACACGCCTGTATGGCAAGTTCAATAGTTATTTCCAGTGCTTTTTTTCCAGTTATCTTCTTTCCATCCATATCTTTGAGATTAAATGTTGCAAATACCGAATCTGTGTCACCATAAATCCGTTCTGCATTACAACGAACCTTACCATATTTGGTATCACATACAGTGTCACCATATGCCTTTTCAATAATTGCTTCGGCGTATAACAGCAGTTTTCTTCCTGTAGCTGTTGTTGATGCAGCAATATCAATGTCATAAAATGCACTTGTTCTGGCACCTGTTTGTCCATACAATGAATTTGCTGTAATTTTATAACCCAATTGTCTCTGATTAAATACATTTTTCATAAAGTCATTGTAAGTATCGGAAATATCTATTACATCTTCTTCGTCAATATAAAAGCTCCCTTCTTTGTTACTAATCACATATTCATTATCTTCTTTCTTGACTAGTCCACTGATTGTTGTACCGTCACTCAAATCAAGTGTTTTATATTTAATAAGCGTTCTAGTTGCCTTCCTTGCTGCCAAAAGTTCGCGTAAAATAGACGGCATGATTGCCTTTTTACCATCTTCAAACTGAACATATCTGCAAATTTTTGTTCCTATCTTTATTTTTTCCTCCTTCTTTCTACCTTCGGGTGCGCGCCATTCATAGCGATCATATTCGATATCAACATACTTTGTATCCGGTAAATTATCATATTCATCGCTCCCCGTCACTTTCAATAATTTACCTTTTAGATCATATTCTTTAGTCCATACCTTACTATCATGCGATATGTTCTCGCTGATCATGGAGCTTGGATATAGCGAAGCATAATCACCTACCCAAACCGGATCATCTGAATATAGTCCCTTTTTAGGTGGCAAACAAATAGCACCTTCATAAGAACCATCGTTTTCAGCTTTATCTATGACTGGCATAAGGGTATTCTTTTCACCGCATTTCTTCGCTATAAAACTTAGAAGTTTAATACCTTGTCCACGCATGACAACGAAATCAATGGGTATGGAACAAATAGAAGCAATCTCCGTCATCCCAGTCAAAACATCATTTTTACGCAATAAATGATGCACTAGGTTACAATCCTGAAAACAATATTTGGCAATAATCTGTCTGTCATCTGCAGTCCCATTTGTGAGCCGGAATAGATCTTGCGGACTTACGTCATCTTTACCCAGACCCCATCGCAATTTTTTCCCCGAGGGAATTGTAATTTCACCATCAACAATAAATTCCCCTTTTTGTTGATCTATTTTGCGAACCTTATATTTTTTACCTTCATTGTATGGGTCAAGAGAATGCCCTATTATTTCAAATATAATAAAGTTATCTTCTTGCAATCCCATCAAATTGCGACTTTTAATCACTGTATACCCTTCATTATGTATTGTTTCCGATACCATATCGCCAATAAAATGCGACGCGACATCTTGTAACTTGTAAGAGCCCAAGTTAACTTCACGTCTAAAATAATTATATAAATCAATTTGAATCACTCCGTCTATTTTTAAATAGGTGAGTTCATGAGTTCCACTTGCAATTCTAATTTCTTTGTCCATCCGTTCGCATTTTACACCACGATTTTTACCTAATTGACAAAAGTCTGCGAAACAATCATTTTCCATTGCACGATCGCACATGAATTTATAGTCAAAACCAAATATATTATACCCAATTATCACGTCCGGTCGTTCGCGTTGTATAACCTTTGTCCATTCTAGTAAAACCCGTCTCTCGGTTTCGCATGGGACGATTTCAATATCACTATCGCCATAGTCTGTACATGTGTCCAAACATATTCCATGATTTAAATATGGTGTATCCCCACCTGCCAACATAAAAGTTGAACCAATGAATGTTACCTTGTCGCCCTCTAAAGGCGGTAGATATATTGTTAGGAATTTATCAATTATATCTACTTTTTTACTTGAATCAATGTTATCCAATAAACAATCTAGTACAGTATATGAATCACCTTTATTATTACGTTTTTTAACGGATGGATTCCAAGTTTTTCTGGAAGTATATATTTCATCATCATCGTGAATATCGCGTGATCGCTTTGTGGGATCTACCTTATTTCTACCGATTGCATTTTTAATTCCTGTATGAGCAATTCCATCAAATAAATCCAACACCTCCGAACGGTCCGAACACACAGCTTCACCTGAATGATTGGGTTTCGGATAAACAATGCTAATACCATCACTGGGAATGTCTGCAAATCCAAATGCTGTCAATATCTGATTTTTTAGAAGATTCAACTGCTCTGCCCGCCTAAGCTTTGAAATATTATCACTATATTTTGTCCAATGAGTTTGTAGTTCACCTGCTAGTTTTTTATATGATTTTATAGCCACCGGAAAATCACCATGACTTGAGGATGCTTCAATATCAAAACTACAAATTTTAATCGGTACCGCAGTCTCTTTATTTGGCAAAGGTGCAATATCGGATGCTTTAATGCTAAATTCATAATCACATAATGTTTTTTTGTGCCGCGGCGACTTCCATTTTCGCGAAGGAAGACATATCCAACCCGAAGGGCTAATGTTGCGAACGTGGAAGAACCTCAAAAGCGGAGGCAATTTTGCTTCATAAATTTGTGTAGCTATACCCTTAAATACATAGTGCTTCAAAACTTGCCGATAACCGAATATACTAGTACCATCTTTAATCCTATCAAACCAAAAGTTTTTAATTTTATTGTAGGAACTGATATTTTTAAATTTAATACATGCAAAATTATGCAATTTATGATTGTCAAAGCCATAAAGTTTGTGTTTTTTGACTAATGTAAAAGAAGCGATTCCTTTTTCATAATATGATTGATATGATCTACTGTTTCTTTCAGCATATTGCGTCTTTGACTCTTCTTTATATGGTGGCGGAACTAGAGTTTTTCGTTGCCCTAATTGCCATTTCTTATAATTTTTCTCAAGTTCTTCATATGCAAGCTTTTTATAGATATCATTTTCAAACATTTTCAACATATTATGATCCCATTTTTCACCGACCTTAATGAAGAAGAATGGTTGGAATCCTTTGACATTGATAGAAGCGCTTTCGCCTTTTTCATTAATACCGAATGCCTGTACTACAAATTCTTTGACTGCCCTACCACCGCCCACATTCACGGCACTGGTAATTTTGAAGTCTATTAAACGAAATTCCGGAGATCTATTTATTGTTGTCATTTTCCTATAACAATAAACGATTATAATATCTAATTCAATTTTAGTGAAGAACCACAAGCCCCATCATTACTAATATGACACCACCTATCTTTTTAAGTGTCATTTCCTCTTTCCAGAAAAAGTATGATACCAATGCGGTAACTAAAAGATCGACGCCGCCATCAATAATATCTAAATATGCTAGATCATTATGCATTAATAAGTTACGCCCTACAATAATACTTACTGCAATTGCTATACTCGTACTAATACAAATGACCCAATCTATTGGGCGAAGTTTGGACATATGTTTGATAATGTCACTAGGACTTTTGTGAAGAAGGACAAGTAAACTGACAATTGTACCAGTTAATACTGCGTCTATCAATGTCACGGCATGTACACCTATTTTTTTTAAATAATACTTTCTTGAAGCAGTTATAACGACGCCGACGATTGATAGTAAAATAGAGAATCCAATAACATTCATTTTTCCGGTAAACATTATAATATAGTGATATTAAATTGAAATAAACAATCAGTGTATTACTATATTATAATAACATCATGAGCGACGATCGTCCAGACTATTCATTTATGCGTTCGGGATTTAATGCGGTAGAGGCTACAGTAGACGAAGAAGAAATGAAAAAAAATGCAATTAGTTTGATAGTAGCGTTTTCGGAAGGAGCGCTACGTTCCGCAGCTAAATATGTAACACATGGCGGTAGAAATGCAGTTACCCCTGAAGATGTAAAACGTGGAATGATGCTGGAAATGTTCCTATTTAAGAGACGGGATGATACTCTAGAAAAGGCAGAAGAAATAAAGGCGGAATTATTCGGAACAGAAGATGACGATGATGAGGAATTTATCGAAGATATGGAGTTGGCAGACGAGAGCGAAGATTTTAAAATAAGTACTTGCGATTGTGCTCTCTGCAAGTGTTTAAATACCATATATACGCGTTGGGAAACATGGGAACCGACCAATGATTTTGAACGTATTTTCCAAAAACATATTAATGATATTAATTAACAGTAATTACTTTGATTTACTAATATACTTTCCTGTGAGACCACAATAAAACCAGAATCCAGATAATAGGAAAAGAATGGCACTTGTTAATAAAGCAATAGTTTGCGGATTAGCATCCACTGTAAATAGCGATCCAAAATAAGAAGCAATGGCTATAATTAACATTAGTATTAATCCCGTTTTGACATCAATATTTTTATGTTTGTAATAAGTTATTGCGGCTCCTATAGAGAGTGGCGGTAGTACAGCAAATAGGGTAGTTCCTATAGCTGTTTTATAGCTATTTACAACGCTAAAAAGAACTAACAATGGCACTAATGAAGGTGCCGCGGTTAAACCCAATGCGCCTGAAGCAAATCCGGATATCAGTCCTATGATAAGAATTTTTAATAACATTAGCATTTAATATAATTAAATATAATTATCTCCTTTGTTTTCTCCTTCGCCGACTGCGGCGTTTTATCCGGCGGCGTGTATGTTTTCTCTTTTTAATCTTTCGTCTTCGCTTACCACCTCCTGTTTGGCGCAATTTATGATGCTTCCTCCGCGTTCGTTTACGTTTAGTACCATGTTTACCCTTTTTATGTTTCGGACCCTTGTTCATATGTTGTTTAAGAAAAGCTACAATTTCTTCCATATTGCGACCGCCGCTGTAGTCCTTGATATGCCTAACACCGTCGTATAAACTCATGGTAGGGAAACCGGATGGTTTTTTCATTGCAGCTGGTAATTTTTGCATGGTAGTATCGCTAGCTGTTAAAACATGCCCTTTTGCTCTGCCCCCATTCCCTTTTTTTAAATGATGCTTGATCTTTTCCCATTCTGGTTTAAAATGTTGACAATGACCACACCATGGGGCTAAAAATACAACAAATACGGAGCCGAAATTAGGCATTGATGCACCAATGTGTCCGGCATTTCCTTCAGTTAAATCTATTACTTCTAATTGTGACATAACGTATATATTAGACTTAGAATAAGATTTTGAAGAATAAAATATATAATTTATATATAAATGAAATATATCGCTGCAATAATAGTATTTTTAATAGGTATAGCATTTCTTTGTACATATAAGAGTTCCGACTTCAAAGAGGGGTTTTCCGTAGATGATGAATGTCCAAATTTACTTGTACAGAAAGGCAAACATCTCCATTTGATATACAGTAATAAAGCCAAAATTCCAGGAGTGAACCCTGTAATATTTAATAATTTAGAAGAATACACCGAATTTTTAAAATGGCAACGCGCTAAAGGGATAAGATGCCCAGTGCTTTATTTTCAGCAAACATATGATGCACAAAACAAGGTGGGATACCGAATGTTGCCCCATCCAATAGAAAAACAGGCGGGATTGTCTAGTTTTGCACCTACGCTAGCTAAAGAGCAGCCATTATATGATGCCAATCATGATGATATAACATATAATAAAAATGATTATCCCGGATTTGACCCCCAGGACCAATATATTGGAGCACAAACACCTTTAGATAAAAATTTTCATTCTAGTGAAAAAATAAGTCCGAATGCGATGGACACTAATTGGGGCGGAGCTATGTATAGTGAAAATTTGGCTGAATCGGGTATGTTTGCAGAAGATGCGAGAAAGTCATATGACAATCCTTATGTTTCACGCCAACAAAATACAGCCTTTCAAAATGAGATCCCAAGCGAGTCGTCTTATATTCGTCACAAAAAGAAAGGTGCGCAATCTATAGAAACGAAAAGAGAAATAGCTGCCGCATATGGTGGTCGGTTGGAAAATAAACCCCAAGAACGAGCAATTATCATGGCAAGTAATGCAAAAAAATAAGGTTTATATATACTATTTATTCTGCTTAGTATATATAATGACGGATGGACCTACAATGACAAAGTTGATTATTCTATTGGTAGTTATGACAGCAATATACATATTATTTATATTACCATTAATGACGACAGCATATTATGCTGTAATGAATGGCGATATGAAAAGTTGGACGAACAGTTTGAGTAAAAAATTACGACTTATTAAGCTCTAGCCCCATCAAGATAATCTTGTAATTCGCCAACGGCATTTTTAAATCTATGAAGTTTGTGGAATCTATCAATTGTATCATCTTCTGGAACAGACCCTTTTGTTTTTGTCAATGTTTGTAACATTGCTAAATTCACATTTTCATGCATTTGCGTCAAGGCATCCTGGTAGGCGTCGCGGTTCTTACCTAAATTCATATCTTCCTTCATATTATCATTCATGGTTTCGAAATAACCTCCCAGTTTATCTGGTTTAATAGATCTGTCTTCAAAATTTTCAAACATTTTTGGCGACTGAATTCCCAATCCAATCAAATATATAAAGAACAATAGTAATAAACCTTGAGCTATCATAACTGCAACTTCTTTGAGATTCATAATATATACTATGCATCTATTTTTATACTATCCGAATTATTCTCACATAAGTATTTAATAATATTTTCAATGGATTTTTTTGATATCCTGCGATCAGATCCCGATTTCGTTTTATAGCTTAGTTTGTTAAGACAGGTCTTATTTTTAGTTAATTCGCTTATTAATACCGCTATCGTTTTATATTTGTGCATTATTACCGATGCCGTTTTTGTACTAACATTTGGTATTTGACTTAGTATAATGGGTCCAATATTTTTTGGGGTAACGTTTTCCTTTTTTGTTTTCTTTATAACATCAATATAATTAACCGGTTTGGTAACATGTTTTTCATGGTAATATCCGTATTTCATGGATTCTCTCTTAAGTTTATCGGCTAGTCTTAGTATAAGTTCAGCACTCTCTGCGATGTCAAATGTCCTAAATACGCTAAAACCTTTAAAGTAGTTAATAGAAAACATGGTAGTATATATCGTCCCTGGTGTCACCTTTGTGTACCGTGGATTATATTGCGAAACCCTACCTTCAATAAGATAGATAATATTATGATTATGGAGAGAATGCCCATTTAATCTATAGGATTGCTCGGCATAACGTCCATCACGTATTGAAGATGCCAAATCAGCTATATTTTTTCTCTCCAAAATGAGAAGTTCTTCTCCTTCATCTGATTGTATAACAATATCTCCGATATCTAATTTAGAAATTTCTATAGTATCTGTAAATTTATAATCATTAGAAAGCGCCTTTAACAGTTTAATAAGTGTATGCTCACGATTATCAACAATTATTTTCATTGCATATATCTAAATATTAGTATTTAGATTATTTTCCTTCTACTAATGATAATTGCATTAATAAATATGTTCTATATATATATATATATACCATGGCGAAAACTGCGGAAAAATTTGATTATTTAATGCACACTGCTAGATCAATGGTAGCTGGAAAGGGAGATGTAGATATATTAGACACAGAATTGCAGCAAGATGCGCTTCGGCTGTATTCTGAAGGTGGTGGGACATTTTCATCAGAAAAGGCGGCAATAAATTTTATAATTTATAAAAAACCCAGCGAGGTTGCCAAATTAATATTTAAAGAAGCTGATAGTATTGGAAAACCAATACGACATTTTATAGAACTTTTGCCTGCTGGAGCTGTTAATGCGTCACCCGGAAGCTCACAATGTGGGAAAGGATCTGAATATAACCCTGCAGATTTGACGTTTGGAGCGGGAAAAACGTTTTGCTGGTTATGCGGTTGTCCTATAAGCGGAAGAAATGATAAAAACAGTCCCGAGTGCGAACATATTATACCAGCACTTCGTGCGACGATGACTGTTGGAATGTTTTCCAGGGCAAAGATTTTGGAAAAAATACGACAATCAATGGGGGCGACTCTTGGTTCTGAGCAGTGGAAAGAGTGGAATTCGGCAACTGCGAATAATTATTTATGGGCACACTCTGTATGCAATCAAAGTTCCGGTAAAGGCGCAATGGTTCTATTAGGTTATGACGAAGGCGCGGGGGAATTTGATTTTAATTCTGCAAATGCTGCCATACTCCAACAGAAAATCTATAATATAATTAACAGTGGAGTAATTCGACCAATTCCGGCTCAATGTCAAGGACAAGAGTCGTGTTATCAAAGGAGGGATGGTGGAGAGAGATTTTACGGGAATTGTACGACAGTAGACGGTAATCAATGGGATCCGGGTCAAAAAGGGTGCGACAGGGTGAATCAGCCTTTCGACGCATACCAGTGGGAAATGAACCGCGCCGCAACGCAAGTTAATCAAGTTTGGAAGCAGTTTGGTGGTAATATCCGCGCGTTTGCGGAATATTGTCTAATGCAAACAAAATTATATTTGAGTGCAGAAGGGTTAAAATTAGCCATGACGGAGAAGGAAAGGTTGGCACAAAAAATACGACAACAACAACAGCAGGCGAACGAACTAGCCGAATATAAGGAAGAATGTGCAAAAGTGGCAGCGTTAATGGCTACGCAAATAGAAATTATAAAAGAATTACATAAATTATCAGCCGAAACCCTCACGATAACGGCTTCTGATGAGGAGGAACCTCTATCTAAATATATATTTAGCGGCGATTTAATAAAGCAAAAAAGCAGATTCAAGGACCAAATACAAAAAATATTTACCGTGTACTGTAGAAACAGTAGTAGCG